GGGCGAAATACGGAAGTGACTCAGGCATTCAGCCTGGGTATGTTGACGGGACGTACCGCGAGCGCGTGCTGTTCGTGGACAAGGACAAGTTCAGGGGCGATCCCGGAACAAAGCCCCAGAGCGGACACGGGTTTGATGAGGACTACGTAATCGCATGGTCAAGATTAACAGACCGTGACGGCATCATCCGTCAGGGTGAAATCGTCGATGCGGATACGGGAAAAATAATTAATCAGTTGATGATTCAGGATCGAACGAAACTGGATCAACTGGAAAATAAAGTAAAACGACTGCAAGGAATCATCGGGGGGACACCGCAGGACTTGGTGGAAAAATCAGGAGGCAGGATGCCTCTGGCGCAGGCCGAGAAGAACATGGCGCAGGCGCAAAAGGAATATGATAAGAGTGTTGCTGCCCTTCAGGATGAACGAGTTAAACTAGAGAAAAAAGCGGAAGTACCTGGAGAGCAGGAAATTCGCATGACAATGGCGCAGGAGATTCAATCGGATCTTCAGCAGCAGGCGACACGGTTCGGACGGCAACTGGCCTTGAAGCTGGAAGTGATGGCGGAGCAGGGACTCCCTGTCGAGCAGATGGCCGAGGGCGTGCAGAAGGAACTGATGCAGCATTTCGAGAAGACAGGGGGCGTGGCACGTCCGGTGGGCGCAACCAAGAGGGAATTGATGGAGCAGTACGAAGAGCTCATGAACATCAACAAGATGTTAGGGGACATTTCCAAGAAAAGACCGTATGAAATTCAGCCGCAGGACCTGGCGTTCTATGAAAGCGTGAAGCCACGGCAGATGGAAATCATTGACTCGATGGCGGATGACATCAGCAAGGATCTGATGAAGCAGCTTTATCCTGACATTCCGCTCAAGGACAGAAGCAACTGGATTGACGCGATCATCAAGAGAGATTTGTACGAAGCGGCGCACCGTCTTTTCGTGGAAAAGGATGCAAACGCACCAACATACTTCGGGGTGAACAGCGGCGATGAGGTGGCGAGGGCGTGGAGTCAGGAAGGAAGCACGGCGACCAGCGCGGCAGACCGCTTGAAGGATAAAAACACAAGGACAAAAAGATACAAGGATGAATTGCGGGAGGACATCAACACCGATGTGGAACTTGAAGGAACCAAATACAAGGGCGTGGGAACGCACGAAGCCTACGGCGGACCGTTATCCGTGACCGAAGAGGGAAAGCACTATACGGGAGAGGCGGAGAGAAGCTTGAGAAAATTAGCTAATGACAATAACTCCAAATTAGTTATTATTAACGCAAAGACTGCCAGTGGAAGAGGAAACAAGGTATATAACATTATTGACCAGGAGACAGGAGACATTTTAGGAAATGGAGCTACCTTTAACCAAGCGGAAAGAATCGCGAATGATTTGGTGGATGCAGAAGGCAGACAGCGTCGCACTACCATTAAAAAGGGGACAGATAGAAAATATGAAACAACACCTATTTTTGGTATAAAGTTGACACCAGAAATGCTACAATTAAGCAAAGCGTACCAATAAGGATTTTACATGGCAATAGACAAGGACTTGGCATTTAACGAAACAATCAAGCAACCGCAAGGACCGGTTGACATCGACATCACGGAGTCCGTCTCGGACGTGCAGATGATGGAGGACGGCTCGGCCATTATTGGGGAACAGCCCCAGGATCAAGGCATTCAGTTCGGATCAAACCTAGCGGAGTTCATTGACGAGAATGACATGCATAAAATATCAACAGAGTTGATCGGAAAATTTGAAGAGGACAAGACATCAAGGAAGGAATGGGAAAACACCTATACCAAGGGACTGGATCTTTTGGGATTTAAGTTTGTTGAACGCTCGCAACCGTTTCAGGGAGCAAGTGGCGTTACCCACCCTGTTCTGGCGGAATCGGTGGTGCAGTTCCAGGCGCAAGCCTACAAGGAAATGCTTCCCGCAGGAGGACCTGTTCGAACGGAGATTGTGGGAAAAGATGATTTAATAAAACAGCAACAAGCGCAACGCGTGCAGGACTTCATGAACTATCAGATTATGCACGTGATGGAAGAGTACGATCCTGAACTGGATCAAATGCTGTTTCACTTACCTTTAGCAGGATCAGCCTTTAAAAAAGTTTATTTTGATACGGCGCTCGGACGCGCTGTGTCCAAGTTTGTTCCAGCCGATGATGTGGTTGTTCCTTACACGGCAACCGATCTTATGAGCACGGAACGCATTACGCATGTGTTGAAAAGAACTAAAAATGAAATTCGCAAGATGATTGTGAGTGGATTTTATAAGGACGTTATTGTGGAAATATCGGATCGCAAAGATCCTGTCGAAACAAAAGAAAAAAAATTAGAGGGGATGGAAAAAGTCAGTTATGAAGAAAATGAATATACACTTTTAGAAATGCATGTTGACTTGGATGTTCCAGGATTTGAAAACAAAGATGGAATTAAGCTTCCGTATATTATAACCGTTGATGAAGGATCAGGAGATGTTTTATCTATTTATAGAAACTACAAGGAAAATGATCCGTTGTTCAAAAAAGAACAATTTTTTGTCCACTTTAAGTTTTTACCCGGCCTTGGCTTTTATGGCTTTGGTCTTATCCACATGCTCGGGGGACTTTCAAGGACGGCGACTTCCGCCCTTAGACAACTTATCGATGCAGGTACGCTGTCCAATCTCCCTGCCGGATTTAAAGCTCGAGGGTTGCGAATTAGGGACGATGACAATCCCCTTCAACCAGGAGAATTCAGGGATGTAGACGCACCGTCCGGTGATCTGCGTGCAGGCTTGATGCCTCTTCCCTACAAGGAACCAAGCGCAACTTTATTTCAACTGTTAGGTTTTGTTGTTCAGGCGGCAACGCGTTTTGCGACAGTAGCCGATCAAAAGACAGGGGAGAATGTCGGACCGAATGCTCCCGTTGGCACAACGATGGCATTAATGGAACGGGGTACAAAAGTTATGAGCGCCATTCACAAGCGCTGTCACTACGCACAAAGAGTGGAATTCAATCTGCTCGCTAAAATTTTTGCGGAATCACTTCCGCCGATGTATCCGTATGAAGTGGACGGAGTACAACCACAAGTTAAACAAACAGATTTTGATGGGAAAGTGGATATTCTTCCAGTTTCCGATCCAAATATTTTTTCTGTGTCGCAGAGGATTATGTTGGCACAAACACAATTACAATTAGCCCAAAGCAATCCCAAGGCACACAATGTTTACGAAGCATACCGACGTATGTACACGGCTATAGGGGTAACAGACATTCAAGCTATTTTGCCTATTCCCCCACAGCCGAGCCCTGTTGATCCCGCAGCTGAAAATGCGGTGTCATTAAAGGGGAAAGAGCTGAAAGCATTCCCTCAACAAAACCACGAAGCGCACATTAATACTCATAGAGGATTTATGTCGTCCATTTTGGTGAAGAACAACCCCGTTGTAATGGGAATCTTGCAGGCGCACATCTCGGAACACGTCTCTTTGCAGGCAACCGAGATCATTCAGAAAAAATATGCGGAGCAAATGCAACAGTTGCAGGCTCAGGCGCAACAACTGTCCTCTCCAGAGCAGGAAACGCAGATCAAACAGCAGATGCAACAGATTCAAACGCAAATGGCGTCCGATATTGCTGTTCTCACTGATGAAATGACCACTCAGATGATCACCGAAGAGCAGGAAATGATGCAGGGTGAGGATGATGATCCGTTGATTCGCCTTAAGGAGCAAGAATTACAGCTCAAAGCGATGGATATGAAGCGAAAAGAGGAAGAAACGGACATTCGCGTCGGTGTCGAGCGTGAAAAGATGGAAACACAGAATAAAATTGCCCAGGACAAGATGGAATCACAGGAAGACATCGCACAACTCCGCGCTGAAGTGAATTTAGCGAAACAAAACGGTAAAAAGAAAAGATAGTTGTAAAAATGATAAATAAAGATAAGATGGATCCCATGATTGAACAAAAATTTGCAGAAGCGGACAAGAAACTGCAAGGATATGTCGGAGGGCTGATGGAGATCGTAGAAAAATCTTCACAAGCACTCGAAGATCGTATACTATTAGCCGGTGCGATGATAAGCGTGGCAAAAATGATGTACATAGAAGCGGCAGGACCTGAACAGGGAAACTGGTTCTTTGATCATAACATTCGGGACTTGATTCCCCTTGTAAAACCAACGATACATTAGGAGAGTAGGATGGCTAACACTGGAAGAACGAACTTAAAGAAAGGTGGCGACGTCGTTAAAGCCCGAGTTGGCAAGATGATGAGGAAGGAAAAAGAACCAAAAGAAAAACAACACACTCTTCTTTCCACTGGAGAAAAGATTCCAAAATCAGAAGTGGATAAAATGAGATGGGGAGTTCGAAAGAACAAAAAACAAGCACAGACAAAAACGGATTATGATTATCGCATAGGCGCTCTAGCAGATAGAAGTTCAAAATATCATATAGATAAAAAGAAAAAATTTGAAGAAGATCATCCAATTTTAAGTAAGATCACTCCAGGTGTTAGAAAATCAGACAAAGAGATAAAAAAATTAATGAAGGATCGCTATGAAGATATGACTTCTAAACGTGGATTACTAGAATCCGCTAAAGGCGGAGTCGCCAAGAAACAAGGTGGCGGAGCGATGTTTTCGCGGGGCTACGGCGTCGGCGAACCATCAAGAAGAACGCCAACCGCACTTTTGGACAGAGGACCGGCTTACAAGAAAGGTGGCGTGATTAAGGCGGAGTCAGGAATACTGGCAACGAAAGCTGCTGATATGTTTAAAAAAGCTAGAAAAAGATATTCCGGAAGACTAAAAAAAGACGATCTTGATCCAACAAAGTCAACAGCGAGAGAACGCGCAATCGCTAGTACTAGCGAAAAGAAAAAACCAAAAAAATCCTTGATGGAGATGTTCAAACCAAAAGCTTCAGTGGCGGGTCCACATCGTGATATTGTTGGAAGAAGAAGGCTTAAGACATTGCTTGGAAAATTGCCAAACGCCAAGCCAGCAAAAGTAGGAGTGGCTGGAAAAATAAGAGAAGCACCAGGCTATAAAGGCGGCGGGATCGCGAAACGCGGTCTGGGCATCATTAAAAAAGGATAACAATGAGCAAAAAAATAAAAGCAGAAAAAGGACAGGTAGGAAACTGGCAACACAATAACAGGGATGTTGTTATTCTTTCAACAGCCTCGGTGGCTGATGAAAAAATTCCCGTGGTTGTCAAGAACCTGGGAAAAGGTCCGAAAGGACAGCGCAGCAAGATGCAGATTAAGAAAGTTGCGTTTAAAGGCGTTTTCTAGTAAATTAATTTCAATTTCAATAAAGGAGGTTCTATGAAACTCATTAAAGATCTTTGGGCTCACCTGAAGGAATGGAGTGACTGGGGTATGAAAGACTGGATTAAAGCCGGTATTGTTACCATTGTTGTTCTGTTTGTAATCTATAAGATGACTTCAGGAGGAGCGTAATACTGTGTTACAGCTATTAATTAAACCCTTGCTCGGCGTAGCCGGGCAAGCGGTTTCTGGTTTCATAGAAACCAAGAAAGCGAAAGCGGAGAACAAATTAACAGAAATAAAAGCTAATACGAAGTTGAAACAGCAGCAGATTGCTGGCGAAGTCTCGTGGGAGGCCTCAGCCGTTGATCAGATGAAAGGCAGCTGGAAAGACGAATTCGTTTTGCTTGCCCTGATGATTCCCGCAATTTTGGTCTTCATTCCAGGAATGACGGAGCACGTGGAACGAGGCTTTGAGGCACTTCATAAATTACCGGATTATTATAAGCACCTCTTATATTTGAGCTGCAGTGTCAGCATGGGCGTGAGAATGGCTCCAGGTGTTAAAGGATTATTTAAGAAAAAATGATCTCGCCTGAGAAATTCAGTGCGTGGAGAATCTTTCCCCGATTACTAATTACCTTGTATGGAGTCGCTTTTTGGCGTACTACTGAATGGTTTATGCAATTACCCGATCCAACGAACGCGCAGTCTGCGTATGTGTCGATTGTGGTAGGAGCAGGCGCCGCATGGTTCGGACTCTATGTGGGAGGAAGCAAGCAAGCGAGCGTTAAAATAGAAAATAAGGAGAAATAATGGCAAAACTAACACCTCTTCAAAAAGTAAAAAAAGAATTGGAAAAACTTGAAGCTCTTCATGCAAAAGAAGAAGCGATAGTTGAGAAGATTGAAGAGATCATTGAAGACGCTGAAAACGAGGAATAGTGACTCTTGAAGAAAGAGTGAAGCTGCACGAAGGTTTCGTTTCAAAAATTTATTTGGACAGTCTTTCCAAAAAAACGATTGGATGGGGCCATCTCATCACGCCCGATGATCACTTCAAGGAGGGCGTGGAATACAGCAAGGAAGAACTCGAGGAAGTATTTCAAAAAGATTTAAAAAGAGCCATAAATGAGGCTGATGATCTCATTAAAACAAAGATTGCTGAAAAAGCTAGAGAGGTAATAATTGAGATGATCTATCAGCTTGGAAAAACAGGGGTTTCCAAGTTCAAAAATATGTGGTCCGCCCTGCAAGAAAGTCCACCCAATTATTTCGAGGCTCATGTCCAGATGCTTGACTCGCGCTGGCATAAACAGACCCCCGAACGCTGCGGTGAACTTTCAGAGACAATGAAATTATGCTCCTAGAGAATTTATTTACGCATTTCAAAAAAGAACTTAAGGCTAGACAAGAACAAGTAAAAGACGCTATAACAACAGGTGTAAAAGATTGGGAAGAGTATAGATACTTAACCGGGAAATTACACGCTTTGCGAGAAGCGGAACAGGAACTCACGGACCTGCTCAAAAAACAGGAGCTAGATGATGAATAAACTATTGGTACCCCAGCACGTTTTGGATACAAAACGAAAGGTGAGGGAGAAAAAAGAAGTGGAAAAGATTCCAC